TTTTCTTTAGAATTCCAGGATGATTTTGACGTCTTCTTTTTGTCTCTCATTACGAGCAATCAAAGGTCTGTTGTCTAGGTAAACAATTTCCCCTGATCCTTTATTTATCTCCGAACTAGATAACCCATTTGAGAAAGTAACTCCCAAATCAATTAACTTAGTTCCAGTTGGGTTTGTAGTTATTCCACTAAATGATGTATTAATACCAGCAGAGAAGTTGGAACTATCACCTTTTATAGCATTTGAGGATGCTTCAAAAGCATAGATTGCACCAGAAGTTGATATGCCAGTGTAATCTGTTTGATCTCTTGTAGTAGTATAATTTAAAGATCTATCTCTAAAATACTTCATAACTTTAGTATCTTTATCGTATGAAGCAACATACCCTTGAGCAATTCTCCCAGATGTTAATACTTGTGTTATACGTTCACCTACTTTAGGTTCGTCCCCAGAAACCGTATCAAAGATAAAAGCTTGTGCCGACGAATATGTAGAGTCTGTATATGTTACTGCAGTTCCTACTTTAGTTGGGTTTTTAACAACCCCTACCTGTGCAAACTTAGTATCAGATGGGAAATCTTTTGTAGAATCGTCAAATCTTGCATATATTAAAACCCTATCAGTTCCCAATTCTTTATAAAGATCATATCCATGCCCTAAAGAAGGTGGGATAATTGGAACAAGTTTTGCTCTTTGATTTGATGGGTGAGCAGCATCTTGTAATGCACCCAGATCAATCAACCCATAACTATAACCACTTCCACCAGAACTAACAGTAGCATTAACTACTTTTCCACCTACAATATCAACTCGTGCTTTACCACCAGTACCATCACCTAATATATCAACTTCTTGTCCCAACCCATCTGCATATTTTCCACCAGAGTTAGCAATGTAAATGTGCTTAATTTGATTGCCATTTAATGTGGAATCTCCATTTTCTCTAACAGCTTTAATTTGAGCGTCTGTGCTTGTTGACCAATTATTAGGAACGGTGATGTACTCAGTAGAGTCAAATTTTAAAATATCTGCAGGAGAAACAGTATACAAATATTTCCACACATATCCATCACCACTAGTACCTGCTCTAGAAGGTTCTAGATCAGTGAACATTGGTTCATCCTGAGAGATATTACCAGTTGGATTGGATCCACTTGAACCATTTGAAATACAAAGATATACTTTGAATTCAGAGTTCATTACATAATAACTTGCACCATATAATCTACTAGAATCATTTATTGGACTCTGAGCACCTGCTTCAGTTGAATAATCATCACGATACATTTCGTATCTTTTACCAGCAGTCCAGTCTATTCTTCTAACAATTCTTCTTATATTAGCAGAAGCAATCCTCTTACCAAACATCATAGTATCACCAACATGAGCAACACTAGAGAAACTATCTAATGGTTTTGGTGTCAAATTAGTTTTGTTCCAATCACTAGACCTACCATACCCAACCTGAACACTAGGAGATGGTGTTCCTGTTGGATTTGGCAATCCAATAAAAACATAATATGAATTTTTTTCTGATTCTACTGATTCGACAAAGTTGCTTGCGTTTAAAATTCTAAACTGATCAGTAACAATTGCTGGCATGATTATAAATTAAACTTTTTTTCTTTATTTATAGACATAATTTTATAGTCCACTAACAACCCTAATAGAACCAGTATTTCTTAGTCCAAATTCAGAATTTAAACCGTTATAATACCTTCTTTGTATTGTTGGATATGTTGATAAACCAGAATCAACTGTTAGTCCAGTAACACCAATTGAAATTGGTGAAGTTGATCTAGTTCCATTATATATTCTACCCCAAGATATAGTTCCTAACGAGGTTGTTAATCCAACGTTGGTTATATCATAGTAACCAGTTTGAGCGAAACCAGTAGTATTAGTTGAACTTAAGATATCACAGGTAATTTCTGCTCTAAAGTCACTAAGTTGTGAGAATGTATGAACTTTGTAGATGTTATCTAAGAAGTGTGTTCCAATAGCAACTACGCTATTATCATTTCCATCAACAGAAGTAACTCCACTTCCTATTGTAGTATCTTTAATTAGAAGAGGATATCCAACTGCTAACTTATTAGCATTTGATTTATTTGAAGTAAAGAAGAACTTAAGTGCTTTAGTTCCTGCTCCACCAGAACCTTCCACTGCAGTAATTCCAGTAATAATACCAGTATAACCTTCAACATTATCAAAGGAGGTCATTTTCTCAGTTTGATATAGAGGTTTCTTAATAATTACTTGTGGTGGATTTGTATGAGTGTATCCTAATCCAATATTGTCTATTGTTATAGAAGTAACTTTACCACCCACAATATTAGCAGTTGCTTCTGCAAATGTAGAAACTCCAACTTGTGCATATTCATTTCTAACAGTTGTTCCAATACCAACTCCTACTGGTGCTGCTATTGATAATGTAACTGCAGAACCAACATAACCACTGCCAGATTCAACGATAGTTAATCCAGAAATGTCACCTTTAGCAGAAACAGTTGCGGTAATCGCTGCAGATACAGAATTGTCAGATGACATTAATAATGCATCTACTGCTGTAATATTAACATTGTACCTATCATCAGTTCCTAATGCAGGGTTAGCATCATCTTCATAGAAGAATGCTTCCGCATCATCAACAAATAGTCCACCACTAGCACCTGTACCAGAAGATGTAGTTACGTCTCCTATAATCTTTGCAGTTGGATAAATTTGTGGTTCAATAATTTCTCTTGCTTTGGAGATTAATTCACCCTTAATAATCTTATCTTCTTTCTGTTTTGTCCAATCAACTGGTTTAAATACAGATTCGTTTATTCCAACTCCTCTATACAATGTTGTTTCAACAAGATCTGATCCAAGAATATCTTTGATAATTCTATCATTTTCCTGATCTATAGTATCTGTAAATGCTGGATTTTTAGTGATACGAATATCATCACCAATTTTGATAGTTTCATTAATATTAACTATCTCAACATCAACACCATCCTGTCCCTTATAGAAGAATACATCAACTTTATCCTTTACTGAAGGTGCTTCAGTGAATGTAAATGTTGTTCCACCTTCAAACTGATATGCAACATTAGGAGTCTGCATAACACCATTCACAAAGATTACTAGAACTGCGTTTAAATCAATTTGTTCCCCTAATAGAGAATCTTCATCAATCTCAAAACTTAATAATTGACCATTACGGAATAATGGGAATCTCTTTCTAGTTCCAGTTTGCATAGGTGAAATATCATCTATGAAATCCAATTCACCAAATTGCCAAGCAGAGAAGAAATCATTAAATGTCTGAACAACTTCAAGTTGGAACTCTTGTAAAGGTTTCTGCAATCTCTTGTCAGTAACTAGTCCAATTGGTGTAAATTTATCCCCAACATTGAATGAGTAACCAGATCTAGCAATATCAAATTCAGAAATCTCAAACATACTTCTTGCAGTTCCAACATTAGTTGTTGCTGCTCCAACCTTAAGATTTAATAGTAAGTTTCTACCAGTATCTTCTGTTTTACCAACACCCAATCTAGAAACACCAACAACTGGCATATTTTCGTATATTGGTTCTGGAGTCGTAATCTCAGGGTTAACATACCTTGCACCCTGATTAGTAATATTAAATTCTAAAGCACCACCAGTTCCTGTAGGAGATTTACCAACCTGTAGTCTCATGCTGTTTATTGTTACTCTACCAACAGGTAAATCTGTATCATATGCTGGATCAGTTGTGCGTGGATATGGATGAATTGTTTGATAAGCATCTTGAGCACACTTGAATACTAGAGATCCTGTTGTAATACCAACATTGGCATTTGATTTCTGAATACAATTAGTTACAGTCTTAGCAGGTACAAATGTATGTGTAAATTGTGAGGCAGATGGACTTGGATTTACATTAACTTTGAATGTATTGGTCGTAGTATTGTAAATTGAAAGCCATCTTCCACTAGCATAATCTGTTGGTCTTGGATATCTGTGTTCAGTTTGATTATTATCCTTTGTACAAGTGAATGTTAGACCAAAATCTTCAATTAAAATCTTGTCACCTACAGAATAACCATGATTTGCTTTAGTGAGAGTTAAATTACCAGTATTCTTCACATAAGATGCATTTGTTGGTGTTGTGAGAGAAGCACCAGCAATACCATGATTATTACTAATAACGATTATCTCACCAGTTGCTGGATCGTAAGTTGCACTACTTGCTGTTGTAGTTCCATATGAAACTGTAACACCATCTTGTTGATGTGGAGCACCAACATTAACAGTTACTGTAGTTCCAGTTACTGCAGTAATTGATAATGCTGTATTGTATGCTGGATCAGAAGTTCTTGGATAAGCATGTAATGTCTCATGATTATCAGCATCGCAAGTAAAGATAAGTGCTTTAGGTGCGATTGTTAAAGTATCGCTAGTAGTGTAACTATGGGATCCTATTGTTAATTCTAATACTCCAGTAGTTGGAATATAAGTTGCAGCAGAAACAGCTCTCTTTGTAGTTCCAACAGTAACTGCATCCCACTTTTTAGTTCCTTTAAATATATGAGTTCCGATAGAATTTACAAATCTATGCTTATTTGTTCCAACTTTAGCTGAGAAAACAGCACCAGTTCCTCCACCACCACCAGATCCAACATTAACACTAATAGTATTACTTGTAGAATCATCTAATCCTAATGTTACACCAGCAGCAGGATCAGTAGAACGAGGATACGGATGAATACTATTATGCTTATCCCTAGAACAAGTAAAGTTTAGAGATTCTGTTGCAATAGTAATCGTATTTGTTGCTCTTTGAATAGCATCTTTCGCTACATCCAACCCAGAAACAAATGTATGAGTATAATCACCACCAGTTTTTACTGCATTTGGATTTGCACTACTGAAAGTATGCCTAGAAATATTTGTTGATGGTATTGTAGTTAGAGTCTGAATTGTGATAGTTGTATCCGTAACAGATTCAATTTTAATTGCAGTATTAAAGAATGGATCAGTTGTTCTAGGATATGCTTTCTCAGCATTATTATCATCAAGGTCACATGTAAATTTAATAGATTCTTGTTCTAGTTTAATACTAGTTCCTGGTCTTAATGTGTGAGGTCCAACTGTTATTTCCATTAATCCTGTTGTAGGATCATATTCTGCAAATGTTGGTGTAAATGTAACCTCTGGTGATGCTCCAACATTAATATCAAAACTAAACTGGGATACATTTGAAATTGCCACCCACTTACCACTAATTGGATCAGAAGGTCTAGGATAAGTATGATTACTACCATTACTATCCATAGTACAAGTAAGTGTAATTGAATTATCCTTTAACTTGATATAATCACCATTAGAGAATCCATGACCATTAGTCAGTACACCTGCGGTGATTGTTACAACACCAGTAGATGGTGTATATGCCACACCATTAATATCGTGTTTAGTTGCAGCACTTAATCCATGATTATTACCAAGAGTTAATATTAATTCACCCGTTGATGAAATATAATCTACAGTTGATGGGGTATAATTTACTGATGCATTATCTGTTATTGCATTTGTATTTGCAGAAACAAATTTATGTACAAATGATATATCAGTAGCACCAATCGAAACTGGATCTCTATAACCAGATCCAAATGTTAAATCGTTATACCACTCATATGCGTTTCCACCACCATGATATGTGTGTGGTATTGTTGTTAAACCTGCTTGAACTTCAAATGTTCTTTCAGATATAATACCAACTATAGGTAAACCTCTTTCATGATCTTGGAAGAATGAAGTTGTAACACCAACATATCCACCACCACCAATTGTTCTTACTGCATTAGTCGTTGCTGAAACGAACGTGTGTGCATCTGTATTGGTTGGAGTTGTACCTAATAGAACATTTACCTTAAAAGTATCTGTCGTTACGTCAGAGATGTATAGGTACTGATCAAAGGCAGGGTCAGTTTCTCTAGGATATGCTTTCTCTGCAGCAGCACCAGTAGCACCATTATAATTGCAACTAAAGGTTATTGATTCCTTCTCAAATTTAATTGCATCACCATCATAAAGACCGTGATTTGCGATTGTTACTACCATATCACCTGTTGCTGGATCATATGTTGTAGCATTAGTAGGAGTTCCAACAACATCAGTTGGACACTTAAACTCCAAACCCTTTAAATGAACTGTAGTTGGATACTGTAAAGCGTATCCATGAACAGAATTTGTTGTAACTGTTATGATTCCAGTAGTATTATCGTAAGCAGCAGTTTGAATACCAAGTTGATACTTAGATGAAGCACCTATTCCAGTAATCTTATCAATCGAACCTGCAGCAAATAAATTAGTATTATTCTTTAGGTTTGGTTTTACTTTAGCACCTACAAGAGGAGCATATCCAATACCTGGAGTAGAACCCATTGAAACAATCAGTCCACCTCTTGGTAATTGATTCTGATTGATATCAAAATCAGATTGCATTGGTGTTCCATTTTCAGAACTAATACCAGTGAATATAACACTAGAAATACCAGCAACAGTGTCTGCCTTCATTTCATAATTATTACCAGCATTATTCAAGGTAAGAGGAGTTTGGAATACTCCATTAATGAATAGAATACCATTTCCAACAGTAACTCCAGTTACTGTATTAGCACCACCAACACTTAATGTGTAAGTTTTACCAATACCTGTAAATACATCAGAAACATCATCAAACAACATATTAGTGTCGTAATTACTTCTAAGGAATGTTCTACCACTAAACTCAGCTCTTACATATGGTAAGTTTGTATCATTTCTTCTTGCTCTAGTATTTCCTTTTGGTGGATCTAAGAACCATACAGTGCTATCTACAATGTTAAATGATCCTCTATGCACTCTAGTAGCGGTTCCGTCAGTGTGTGTAGTTGCAGCAATACCCAAAGATCCTCTACCAACTCTAACCACTGGTAGAGTACAAATACCAAGAGCAACATCAGTAGAATCATTGATTGTTCCTTCAGGTAAACTGGAGAATCCAACCTGCTCAATCTTCATATATTCAGGTCCAATCTTCAACACATCTCTTGGTTGAACTGAACTAATTCCACTAAGAACAAACTGTGAATTTCCAACACCAATAGCACCATCAAGAGTATGTTCAATTGATGTGAATGTAATTGGTTGCTGAACGATTCCATCTAATCCAATAACAGTCTTAGATAGTTTCTTAGTCATATTAAATTTATGTGCATTACCCTGACCAACACCAGTAAATGTTATAGCAGCACCTGCAGAAATATATTCTTTTCTACTGAATAATTTGAATTTATTCTCATCAATAACTTTAACAAATACCGTTTCTGGTAGAATATCAGTTGTAATACCAGCAATATTAGATGTAGATCCTATTGATACTGCAGTTGATCCAACACCAACAAACGTTGATCCAGGAGTATATGTTAACTGCTCATTAGTATTAAAGAAATGATCTGGTAGTGTAAATTCGCCAGTAACTTTATCTAATTGAGATGTATCTGTAGGATTAAAAACTTTAGTGTAAATTGGAATATCATTATGTTCCAATTCAAAATTAACTTTATTTGCTCTACTTCCATTTACACCATCATAAGAAGATAGCAATATACTCTTCTCTGCAGGTCCAACAACTAAGGACTCTGGGGTATTGGAGAAGTCATTTATCGTATTGAAAACTTCATTATATGCTTGAACTTCGATTAAAGATGTTTGTGATGCATCTGGGTAGAAATTAATATTAATATTATTTCCAGATGTAACTGCTCCAATAGTACCTAATCCACTATTAGATTGTCCTGTGAATGGATATTGTATAGTAGTTGCTGTGCCATCATCTTGTAAAATAACTGCTTGATGTATAGCAGATTCAGTATTACTAGAAACTCTTACCAGAGTCTTAACTGCACTATCAATTCTCTTATCGATTGTAGAAATCAATATTGGTGTTGAAGTTCCTGTATGGTAAGTTGATTCCAATCTAGCACTTCTTTCAGAACCAGCAGGTTGTCCAGGAACTGAATATCTGTATGTTCCTACTCCAACTGATAGTGTTGCACCTAAACCAACGACATTTGCACTTGCATTAATTGCTCTCTTCGTATTATTTTCACATTCAAAGTAGATTGTACCAGAATCATATCTTGCAGTAAGAACTCCAACTCTAGATGCACTATAAGAAACATTTAATGTGTCAACATAAGTCTCTGCATAAAAGATATTTGTTCCATCAAAGTCTACTATAACTTCACCATAGTTAAGTTCCTTAGTGATATCATCCTGAACTAGAACATCAGCAAAGAATCCATTAAAGTCTGTATCGGAGAATTGTGCTATAGTTGTCGTAACAACTCCAATAATATTATCACTAGCATCTGTTTGTGCTATTGCAACTTTTACATTAACACCAGTTAAATCAATCTGACCTATTGAGGTTGATTCATTCTTAACAGCATTAGTAATAAACTCAGTTTTAAGGATCTTAATATCATGATCTCTATCATACTTATCGGTTGGTAAGAAGTTTAATGACTTTCTTTGGAATGAATCTGAGGTTGCCTCAAAATCACCTAACTTCATATTTGTAAAGTCTGATGATTTTTCAACTAAAAATGCATTATTTGTAGTTGTTAGTACTGCTATCTCTGATAACTGAACATCAAATGTATCTGCATTAACTATTTGAATCACATATTTTGTAAAATTACCATCTATTTCTTCAATTTCAGAAAATACATCTTGGAATCCTTTACTTGAGAATCTTTCACTAATATCATCATGAATTAGAACTCTATTTGTCTTACATTTAGTAAAATCAGTTAATTTTGTATTTTGTAGTGTTGCAAATTTTGATTTTATAGGATTGTTTTCAGGTCTTGCATCATAATCTCTTCCAAAATCAAAGTTATTAATTGTATCAACTCTCTTATCATTCATAAGATCAACAACAATAACTGGAGTTGCTTGAATTGTTGTTCCAATACCAACAACAACCGAAGATGTTATACCAACATCAGAGAAATTCTTAAGTCCTGATGGGTGAACTAACCTATTAACAGGATTAACTAAAGTATCCCAAGGAACTGGACTCTTAATAGAATATGATAAATTTTGATAATAATCATTATCTGGAATAACTTGGAAATCTTCATTTAACTTTCCAGTATTATCCAACCAACCATAATCTTGCCTATTGGAATAATCGACTACAAACTTAGCTCTATTTCCAACAATATTTGTTACTGTTGCACTAATATTACTATTAGCACCTTGTATTCTATCCCCTATTCTTAATTGATAATCACCATCAACTTTGATAAAATCTTCCCTAGATTCTACTACCTTTAAACCCCTTTCAATAAATTTATCAGTACCTTTAACAAGAATACTTTCATTAAGTAGTAATAATCCTCTTTCCTGAATAACCTCAAATACAGGATAATTCTTTCTATTAATAATGTTTGCATAACCAGACTGATAAGTCTTAGCAATACCAGGATTAGTTGTTAATCCAGCTATGCTATACTTAAGAACTGCTGGATTTGAATTTACATAGTCATCAACTATAAAGAATCTATATTGATAATTTGCAGAGTTATAACCATCTCCACCAGTAGCAATACCAGAAGAGTTTATATTGGTTTGTGTTCCAATACCTGCTTCACCAAATAGTTCAACACCTTCTACAAAAATCTCATCTCCAGTTGTAAATGGCGGATTTACAAAACCGTTTATTGGAGTTTCTAAGATACAAGTAACTATACCACTTCCACCACCAGTCATGGAACCAATTCCAACACCATTAGAGTTATTAACAGTAACAATTCTATGAGTTACTGATTTTAATCCTTGAATAGGAGCAATGATATTAATATCAGAAATTGATTGATGTGGAGTACTTGCTGTTAATGAAGTATCATCTACAATTTTATCACTAACAGGATCATAAACAATAACATCTGGTGCAGATAAGAATTGATTACCACCATCTACAACATTAATACCTTTAATACTATCTACATTATCAATCCTAATTACAGGAGAAACAAATGCTTCTGGACTTAAGGTTTTATCTGATGGGTATTCATAACCTATATCAAGTATTCTTACATCATTAATTCTTGCGATTGATGTAGAAAGTGCTACAATATTTGCGTTTGTTCCATTTAAACTAACAATACTTTCAAATTTTGGTATTTTCTTATAATTAACACCTTTTGAAATTACTTTTAATTCTTTAACAGGACCAGATACAGTCTTAGATTCTGTTGCATATTCTATTGTTTCACATTGATCTGCCTGATATGAAAGAAGTTCTGGGATTTTTGTTGGAGAAACTTTAAATGTATCTGAAGTTATTCCAAATATCTTATAATCACCACTGTAAGCACTATCTACAAATTTAATTTCGGAATAATTGTCAACTAATGGATCAGCAGTACTAATATATCCACCTTTCTCTATTGCATAATAGAGTTGAGTTGGAGTTGTCTCGGAGAATGAAAGTGATACTGCAGATGTTGTTCCAACACCGACAGTGCCAACACCAGTTCTATTAAATATGCTACTATCCTGAGAACTAATAAATTCATTTTTAAATTGCTTATCATAGAAGAACTTAAGATTATATCCAGATAAAGAAGGATCAGAAACATTAAATGACAACTTAGCATTTTTAGTTAGTTTAAGTTGTGGATTAACTAAAGCAACAGTATGAGTTTGTCCTCCTGTTGAAGTAATACCAACCAATAAAGGTGGTTGTTTCTGCACATCATTTAAAGTTTCACCTAAACTAAATTGATTTGAATTTTCTTCATAAACATAGTAGCAAGGATTATTCAATCCATCTGCAGGATCACCACTTTCATATAAAACTCTATCACCAGTTTTAAATCCATGATTATTAATTGTAATTCTATTTTTTACATGATCTATGCTGGTTGAGTTAAATCCAACTCTATTAATCAATAGTTTTTGGAATTCTGAATTGAAGATAAGACTCAATGGTGCAGTACTACCTACTCCAACAACAGTATTTGGTACAACATTCAAACTAATTACATCTCTATTACTTAATCCATGAGTAGTAGTTCTTGCTGCTCCAATATTTGTAAGAACTGTTGCTGTAATATTATCGACATCACCAATAACTTGATTATGATTAGATTCTAAAGCATATTCAAAATCATCAGATCCATTACCGTGGAAGAACAATCCTTCACTAGTACTACCTATTGAAGTTCTTTCAGTTACAAGACCAATATAATTTTGACCCTTATTGATAGCATATACAGTAAAAGTATCTGTTGTTACGTCAGGAAGATTAAATAAGTTATTTGCTGTAGTGCCAATTCCAACAATTAATGAAGTTGCAGTTCCCTTCTTAGTAAATGTTAGTTCTTGACCATTAACAAATGGATGATTTGGTAGATATATTGTTCTTGTTGGAATAGGAACTTCTTTTGTAGTTTCTCCAATAGTATAATCAACACTAATACCACCCCCTTCAGTAAGACCAAGACCAACAGATTGGTGAGCATTAAAATAAATTATATCATTATTCTTTGATTCAAACTTTTCAATTTGAACAGGTATTGTAATTTCCCTATTTAAAATATCTAACTTGGAACCATAAGTATGAGCAGCTCCTACACCATATCTTTTTACTCTTAAGATAGAACCTACATTGTAGATATTGAGGACTTTAACAGTCTCATCATCATTAATTTTTATAGATGAACCAATTGAAACTGTTTTTGGAATTACATCTACATAAATGTCATCAACTCTTCCAGTAACGAGTGGTTGATATGTCATAGACTGGGCAAGTCCAATCTTATCAGTTGAAATACCAATAGTAAATGAATTTGTAAGATGAACTATTGAACTACTTAAACCTGATATAGAAACAGAATCTTCGTCATTTAAATCAAAAAATGGAGAATATGTTGCAGTTACTTCATTACCAGACTTCCAAGTAAATACTGCATTTTCAAATCTAGTTAATTCGGTTGTAACACTAGAGACTGCAATACCAACTAGAGATTTAACTTGTCCTCTAAGACCTGATCCATTAGTTTCAGAATCATCAAAATCTGTAAAATCGCCAACTTTATATCCATCACCACCATCTAAAACTTGTAAACTATCAATTTCTCCAGTAGTTACAGACTCAATAGTTGTTAACTGTCTTAAAAACTCATTGGATTCTACAATAAAATCATTATCAGCTAAAGCATTACCAACTTTATAAGGGAAGGTATTTCTTGCTAGATTAGAATTATTAAAATTAAATTCTTGTGTTAATGTAGTATTTGATGAAATATATGGTGATCTATAAGTTTTACCTATAAAATAAGGGAAACTTGGTTCTAAATCAGTTGATTGCTGACTAGGTGCTACACTAGCAAAATAAGCGTAAACTCCATTTGGAAATTCATTAGTTTTACAGAATCTACCATTATGCTCATCAAGTGTTCCTGATCCATCATAATGCCAATCATCAGTGAAATATCCTGCTTCAAAATCAGATATTGAAGGACGATCTACAACTTTAGAAGCATCTAAAACATAACCAGCAGTTACAATTCCTACATTAGGACCTAATTGATCAGTACTAGTATATCCATATGGACCATAAATTGGATTTCCATCATATGCCCAACCAATAATTGGTGAATGTTTTGTTCCATCATCTGCAAATGATGTTCTAATATCCAAGGTATACCCATGAATACTTAGATGTAAACTATTATCACCTTCAGAAGTTAAACTATAATTACCTTGTCTCTTACTATTATCAATTGTTAGTGTTCTAACTCTTGGTTCAAACTTTGCATTCTTTCCACTTGCCTTAACAGTAAATGTAACTTGAGATGCAGTATATCCAATACCAGAATTAATTACATCTACACTAGTTAGTTTTCCTTCACTATTGATAGATGGTTTAAGAACAGCACCATTTCCTTTAACATTGGTAGTTGTAAATCCTACAGCATCTACAGTAATTTCTGGAAGAGAATAATATTGTTGCCCTCTATTTAAAACTTGGACATCAACTACTTTACCACCTACTATAGAACCACTTACAATAGCACCTTTTCCATTTTCAACAGTTACTTTTGGATTTTTCTGTAAATTTAATACTTGTGATCCATATTTGGTTCCATTTTCATACAAATAAGTATCAATTATTTCACCAGTAACAACTGGAGTAAAATTAAAGGTTCCAGTAACAGTTGATGCAAAAGAAACTTGTGCATTTACTTTGATATCTGGGTATTTAAATGTTTGAAAACCAGAACCTTGAGATTCTAAACCAACATAATCACGTCTTACAAAATTATTTCTACTTAAGGTTCCAGAACCAGCATCTGCTAATCTAAACGAATCATCATCAACTTTTAATATATGATATGAATTAGATGTGTTTAATCCACTAATGACAGTGCCTGAAGTTGAATACTCAACTAAATCCCCATCTGCAAAACCATGTCCCTTAAAGTTTATCTTTGCATATCCTATAGAAACATTGGATGGTTTGATATGTAATTTTCTATGCTGATAACCAAAACCAGAATTTATTACTTTAACTGATTGTAGTGTTTTCTTAGACCCTGTTCTAAACTTATGAGTACCTGCAGCATTAGTTGCAGTTGAAATACCAATGGTGTTAATACCAGCCATTGCATCGTCATAATTTTTAAATATCTGAATTGTGCTTGAGTTAACCACTCTAATGTTATATCCAGTACCAGTTGCTAATCTTCCACTAGCAGTATTTGAAACATCACCAAATAAACCTATACCTATTGGTAAATTTCCATTACTATTATAGTAAATGAGATCTCCATTATCTAAGAAATGCTTCTTTTTAAATGTAATTGTTTCATCTGCAATGGATAATCCACCAGAGAAGAAAATGTCTCTACTATCAAACTCTAATTCTCTATATCTTATACCAATAACTGGTTCTAAAATACAACCAGATCCATTACCACCAGTCAATGATACAGATTTTACTTCATCTATATCAAAATCATGAGGATCTACAAATACTTGCTTAACAGATCCACTAATAACAGGTTCAACCAATGCGGTAACTCCAGCACCAATACTATTATCAATAGTTAATCTTGGTGGATTTATTACATCATAACCTTCTCCACTGTTATATACATCCAATGAATCAATAGGACCATAATAAATATAATCTTCTGATATAGGAGTTCTTATTTGAACACCATCAATCAACATACCGATATTGTTAACTGGTGTTTCATTTTTACCAGAAACGTATAAATCTTGACTTAATGGGAATTTCTTAAGAATTTTATTAGCAGATAACTTTTTACCATACTCAGATTCTTTTGTAAAAGTATGGGTAGCAGTTGCTGCAAGTCCTTCAACAGTAAATCTGATAGCATTTACTATATTACCTATCATTCCCCTAGAACGATAAAGTCTAATTTGACCAGGTTTTGATTCAATTACCTCAACATAATAGGTTGTACCATTAACTAAACCTGTTAATGGGTTAGATGATTCATAAACTACAGCATCTCCAGTAATTAACTCAAGTAGTTCACTACTTCCAGTAACAAGTTCATTGTAATCTTTGGTTATATCACTATGACCTAGATATTCATTTGTATCAGCAGTTGGACTAAGTGCAGTTCCTGCTATTCCAATTAAAGTTCTCTTAACAGATGAAGGTAATGTATAACTTGGTAGTGAGTTAGATGCAACATATCCATCAACATCACCATCAGTATATACGTTTAGTATATCAGATATAATATTTGCATTACCTTCTTCTATTTCTATACCACTACTACTTGCCTTATTTAATTTTCTTCTTAAATCATAGTATGAACCAACAACAGGAGTGAATCCACTTAAACCAGAAACTATTATTACATTACTTGATGGATCAATATTTGTAACTTCAATTAGCGGAACTTCAACATTTTCAGAATTTCTACTTAAAATTTCAGCTCTATCACCAACTTTTAAACTAGATTTATCAATTGAACTTGATAATGAAAGCGTAGATCCAGAAACTTGTGAAATTTGATATCTAGTGCTAGTGTTGTATATCCAAGAATTGGCAAATACCTCTTTATAGGTGCTATCTACATCTGTATTTGGTATAGATTCACCTACATTCTTAACAAAAATTCTTTCCCCTTCAGAAACTAAAGAAATGTCTGAAACGGTTTTAAACTCTGATAGAACACCTGTTATTCTTAAATCTACTCTTTTTGCTAAATCACCATCTTCATATCCAAATATAGTCTCATCTGCTCTAATATCAGATCCAATACCAATGTTTTCTGTTATGTTAGTACATCCAAAGAACTGGTTAACTGATTTTGAAGTATATGTTATTGAGTTAATTCCACATAAAACATAACCAGTCTGAGCAAATCCAACTGTAGAATCTACAGAAACAATCGAAGAACCTACTGAAACAGATTCCATCACCTTTGATCTACCAGGAATGGTAAATGTTCCTTCAATTAGATCTCTATCAGAATATCCAACAAATAATGAAATTTTATAATATACCTTTTCATTTCTAGTTAATATTTCAACTTCAGAAACTGAAGCACTTGTCCCAGAATCATTTGACTTAGAAACCGTTTGACCAACAAGTTTTTGGGGATTACCACTAATTCTATCAGCAATTATAACTTCTCTTCTTATAAACTCTGCACTAGAAGGTTTAAATAAACGCTCTTCTAGGTCCAATATTATAGATTCTTCTCCATATAGAACCTTTAATAGAATCCTTATAGACTCTTCAATACCTTTTGATTGATAAAAACTTCTTGCATGTTTGATAAAATTACCAACATCAAGGTCTTGAGTAAAATCATTATCCTCTAGACCAGGTAAAAATGTTTTCTTTAACTTTTTATAAAATTCCTGTATGAATAGTACACTTAAATTAGTGACAGTTGCACCATTAACATGAGACTCTGCTTTTGTATTTTCAAATATTAAACCTTCTCGGTTGACATTATCTAAAGATGTTGATATTCCAACCTCAAATCCACTTACTCCACTAAATCCACGAATACAACCTGTAAAAGTAGTGGTTGTTTTAGCAGTATATGTTATAATTTCACTACCAATTTTTAAAAGACCATAGGTATCTGGGAATCCTTTGGTTGATGCAACAGTAATAGTTGTATCAGAGATAGAAACAGTAGAAGATAATGTAGTAGTTCCATAAACAACCTCTGGAACTAAGTTATCAACCTTTAAATATTGATCTAAATTATCAATTAAATCAGTTGCACCGCCTTGAAATTCCTGTGAAAGATAATATTGCTTAAAAAGCTCAACCGCATTGGGAAATTCCGACCTTATAAACTCAGGTAACTGGCTTTCAACTATTTTGTTGACTTGAACTCTCTTATCAATACCTATGCTCATTTATTTTCTCTCTAGGTCTCCGTTTGAGTAACTTGATGTGTAATAATCTCTTGTAAATACAACTCCTGAAACATCTTCCCCAGAAGCAATTACATCCTTAATCATATTTATCTTACTATTTGAAACGTCAAAACTGAGGTACAAATCCTTCAATCCTACTACGTCATTTGAATCTGGGAACGCTTGAATCTCTATGAGATTATTTGCTGCTACCGTTGAAGTAATATTTAGTGTATTTAAAATAATTTCACCTTTATGATAATCAACAGTTCCTGCTGATTTAGCAACAACTTTCAATTCTTCATTCCTATTTTTTGCAATTACACTCAAAACACCTTTTCCACTTCCATCTAGGCTACCATCTGCCTTCTTATTTGGAACATCTGTAATGAATACCGTATCATTTGTTCCACTAATAGTAAATCCAGTACTCTTTATATTAAATCCTGCAGAATTTATATAGAACCTGTTACCAAAACATAATTCATATTGTGCAAATTGATTGAGAAGTACCTTCATGTCTCTTCTAATCTTTAATTTTGTAATATTAGAAGTAATAGCACTATCAACTCTATCGATTAATTGAAGTATCTTACTATATTTGAACCTACCTCCAAATTTATTAATATCTACAGTATTAGAGTATCCTGTAAGAGAATCTCTAACTCTACTACTTAATCCAGTAGGGGATGAAATTTTAGCTGTGTTATAATAAACTGTAGTATCAATTTCAACATACAATATTTTAAGATCTATAATTTCTGAGTTAATTCCAGCAATTGCATAACTCTTTAACTTACTCTTAATTTGTTGTTTATCAAAATCTGAAACATATGTTCCATTTTTTGGTTTAATACTAATTTGAACTTTACCAAATTGTGGTGGATTTAATTCTTCACCACCAATAACAGCAACAGATTCTGTTCTAGGATAGATTGATGCTATTATTGCTTCATAGTCTCTAGGTGTAACCGCCCTGTATTGTGATGAATATAATCTAGGTGCAAAATACTTAATGGAACTAATATCTTCCATGTCAGAACCATTTGTTGCCCCATTAACGGTAGTTATTGTTATTCCAGCATCAGGTATAAGTGTAGTCGGAGTTAACTCAGTATTTGGATCATTAGATGTAAATACGCCCTGAAAACTAAATTCGGAAGCACCATTACTTTCTGCACCATCAGTAATAATATACCTTACTGTTATGACTGAATTATTTTCTAATTTTTTACCAAAATATCCATCACCAAACAATATTTCATATTTTTCATCCTGAACTTCTTGTATAAAGAAGACTTCTGAGGTTTTATTAATGTTTAAGATATTATCAATCATCATATATTCTCTACCAATACTTGTATCTGCAGGTCCAGAAACAAATACTTTAATTGAAGAAGCATCAATATTTGGATTGCTCAACATAAATCGCTGATCAACATCATTAGTTGCTAAAAATTGTGCTGATAATGCAGTTCCTTGTAATACTTCAATAGGAGAGTCTGCAGTTCCAAATGATGCAACACCATTTAGAATTGAAGCATGTGCAGGTTCAGTAATTGAAAATCTATATGTAGTGTTATTTGCGTTTCCTACGCACACTAAACCAGGCTTTAAGTATACTATTGGTTCAGTTGAACTAGTTTGCACATCAAAGTAAATTGATGCCCTTGCAGAGGATTTTGAACGGGGTACATAACCAATATTTCTTGCTAAAGAAACAACATTCTCTCTTATCTGTGCAGAATCTAAGAAAGATTCATTTGCAACTAAGTTTGCATTAAAAGCATTAATATAGGTATTGTATGCTAAAGTATCAATTAATATTGAAAAGTTAGAACCTTCAAAGTCAAAATCACTGAAAGTACTATTTGCACGAAGATAATCTTTTATCTGTGCTTTGATTTGTTCAAAATCTAAACTTGTAAATTGAGTAAATGGCATATTATTATCTTGTTGGTTCTAATAGAAATGAGAATTCTTGTGTTGGAACTGCTAAACCTATAATTTCAAAGATTACAGTAACATTAAATGCATTTTGATCATAATATGGATCAATTTGCACCTCTAATTCATTAACTCTTGGTTCATATCGTCCTATAGTTTCAACAATCTGATCTTCTATAACAGTAGTTATAGTTGGATAAAAGTTTTCAAACAGACTTGCACGTATATCAGTACCAAGATCTGATCTAAAAAATCGTTCTGTAGGGATTGTTTCTACTAAATTACGCACAGATCTAACGATTGCACGTTCATTCTTCAACACAGGTAGGTCTTTCGTCACAGGATGTGGTTTGAAAGCAAAACTTATGTCTTTGAATGATTGCGATGTGCGTTGAACTGCCATCTAAAATCTATATTTAGTATTATCTCCCTTTATTTATAACCTATTCTTTAGATTTATTTCTTTCTTCGGGTGTCGTCCAGAAATAATCATCACAATCACCCAATCTACCCCATTTTACACCGTTTTCTACCTGATAATACTCTGTAGATACCTTAAA